ACCGGCGATCGACGGTTGATAATTAATTAATCTCAGGCGGAACATAAAAATGCAATTTAGAAAGAAAATTCTTGGAGGAATTGCTACTATATTAGCAGCACCAACACTTACGATATTTGCATCAGCTATATCTGCAAGTGATTTCACATACAATACGACCGTTAAGACATATCAAATGTATCGGTCGTATACTGCAATCACTGAATACAAATATAGTTCGCCGCTTGATGTGATAACTGCAGGTGTATCTTGCTGCCGTATTGATACAGGGGCTAATGTAGGTGACGGGTGGCTCACAGAAAACAAAAACAGTAGAAAGGCAACGGCGTCTGAAGCCATATCATATAATCCGTATTCAATGTCAGTCAGAGGATTCGGCTCACATTCTGCTTATGAAAACGGACAGACGGTCCTTTACAAGTTCACTCAATCATCAGCTGCATAATATAAATATGCTTTAATACCAAGCGATCGATTGGTATTGTTTATATATTACCAGATTGCTTGCATATGGTTTATGTGCTTGAAAGCAATCTGGTAATGATAAACAAGTGCTTATAAAAGTAAACACAACATAACAAAATATAAATTTGTAGCAACTCAGCGAATAACATTAATGCTATTCCTCGGGTGTTTTGTTTTAATAATTTCTTTCTGCTTTGCAGAAGTAACATGGGTGTATATCTGCGTTGTAGTTATAGAACTATGCCCTAGTAATTTCTGAATATATCTGATATCAACATCCTGTTCCAACAAGAGCGTTGCAAAAGAGTGCCTGAACATATGCGGGGTTATATGTATAGATATACCGCACGTTTGACAATAAGAATTAATCATACAGCGGACGGATTGCTCTGTCAGCCTTTTGCCATATTTGTTTACAAAAAAATATCCGCAGTCCGAGATTTTTTCCGCATAGATAAAGTAATAATCGGAAAGAATAGTGAGTACTGATGTGTTTTCAATAGGTATTATACGTTATTTTGAGCCTTTTCCGTAAAGCTTAACTTTCCTTTAAAAGCACTTATGGGGAAAGGGAATTCAAGTGCATTGAGCATAACAGCCTTGTTGTAAACGGCAACCGACGCAGATGGTACTGGAACAGCCGACAGGTCGGCGGCAACAATGCCATTGATTACCTTGTAAAGATACGGGGTATGAATTTCAGAGATGCGGTATTACATCTTGTCGGAGATAGGGAGCAAACGGCATATACACCGATAAGGAAGGCGGTAACGGAAAATGTATCTGTATCAAAACCTGTACGGTTTGTTCTGCCGGAACAGGCTCATTCCCCGGACGGCAGACGAAATTACAGTAATATCATTGCTTATCTTAACAAGGGCAGAGGAATTGATATGAACATAATCAATACACTGATAGCTTCCGGTCAGATCTATCAGGGAGTGCAGTACAACGGTTTCAGAATATACTGATGAGGCAAATAAATTATATTCAAATGACCTTGCGACGAGCACAGTTCTAAGCAATTTATCAACAGAAGCTGTCGTGTCGGATGACGATGCGTATGTATCACTATATTGTGCAAATCTAAAAAAAGATGTTTCAGATGCGCTAAACATGCTTACGCCTCGGGAAGCAAAAGTGATTCAGCTAAGATATGGCTTTTCAGGATTCGCTATGACACTTGAAGAAGTTGGAAATGTATTTAATGTGACTCGAGAACGAATCAGGCAAATCGAATCAAGAGCACTCAGAAAACTCAGGCATTCTTCGTGCGCTAAACACTTGAAAGACTATTATTAAGCTTAATGCCATTGCATTTTTGGATTTTATAAAAACGAGCTTTTGTCGATATCCAAACTGCGCATCGACAGAGGCTCTTTGTTCGTTTTATTGACATTTTAATAAGTGTCAAATTTGACACTTATTCTCGCAATATGGCTTGAAGTACGTGGGAAATATAATTTTACACGGATGGTTATCTATCGTCAATCTTAGGCTTACAATCACAGAATTTTTCGACTCTGATTGTACGCTCTCTGACATTTTACTGGAAAAGCTATGGTATGCGATTATATTGACACGAAAGCTCTGCTTGCAGTCAGTTATGTACATAGCAGATGCAGATACGGTTACACTTCAGTTTTTGACTGTATACTATAAAGAATATCTACTCACGACACCATTTTTAGCTTCTACTTACAGATAAATTCTCCCTTGTGTTTTTCTGCGGGGCACAGCATTACTTTGATTTTTCAATCTTTGCAGACTTGAATCTATACATGTTAGAAGACCTCTAGCCTTTTCAGAATATTTGGCATCAGGGGTCTTATTTCTTGCGAACCGTTGTTGATAATCCAATCAATCATACTGTAGTCATCCTTAGTCAATATCTTTGCAGCATAGAGGTAGTTTTCTATCTCAAAAGAGTCATCCACCTATTCTTGCTGATAGTAAGTGTTTCGTCCTTTGCCAATGTTCGGCAATCTCTTTGGCATTCACGCACAAGTCTTCGATGTTATCCAAATAGAACTGGGAAATATTTATAAACTTTTAGCTACCTTCTTACCAGCAGGAAGAACGTCAGGAATTATACATTGTCATAGTACTAGTCATTCATATTCCGAACAAATAGTGCTGGATTAGATATTTTTAGTACTTTCTTGACCTTAATGTTGAGAAAACGGAGTGCGTTATCTTCAAAGCTGTTGTAGACATCATCATGGACGAGTTTTCCACGCTCAATGATGATGCAACTGCGTCACCGTGTCGCACATATTTAAGTATCAAAGAAAGAGCAGTGCGGTTACTCAGCAATTACATCTCTCATAATCTTCACCGAGCAGAGCAGAGCACCCCCGCAATCCCAGCAAAAGAAAACTGCGTCATAATGTCGCACCCATAAAAAACACCTTGCCACAGCATAATTCTGTAGCAAGGTGTAAGTTATTCGCAATTCAAAATTGCACGATATTAACTTATGTCGCACCATTTTGCACAATTCCGGGATAAAAATTACTGTAATTTTCACCAATTGTTTTTGCTGTTTCCGCATTGACAAAACAGGCTTCATAAGCTATAATTGAAAAAGGAGTTAAATAAAAACACTCCCGCAGGAGCAAGGCTTTGGCGAGCCTTACTCTTATCCTCAGACGATGCACGAACATCAATCTGATTCGCAGAAGTGCTTTGTACTGTGCTTATTATAGCACAGCTTACATACATTTGCAAGGGTTTTCAGATGCTTTTCCACGCACGTCTGAAAGCTCTTGTTTTTTATGATATACAAGGCGTAAATCCGCAGTGTATATCCCCACCTGCCACAACCAACAAAGGCAGTACAAATTGAATACCGGTTTTGCCATAACAAGACTTTGCGAAGAGCCGTTCCGACGGCAAGCGAAGAAAGGGCGGATACCGAACGTAGCTGTATTGCTGTAATTCGTTTCGGGTGCGTCAAAGTCAAAAGTAACAAAGTACCGTTCAAAATGTAATCAGCACGGCGGAGTAGTTACCGCTACTTCGCTGTGTTATTATATTTATACCTTTAAGGACACTACAAATGCAGTATCCTTAATGGTGTAAATATATTCTGGAGCTAATACCCGGATTCGAACCGGGGACCTCATCCTTACCAAGGATGTGCTCTGCCGACTGAGCCATATTAGCAAACTCCTGACGGTTATTTATTATATCATAATAAATCTGTTTTGTCAAGGATAAATTGAAATAAAACAGGTAATTTTAAATTGCGTTTTTGCAAACGGTCAGATTGCCTGCAGTTATAGCCAATACGCTCGTCTATATTGTTCATTCCGATATGGATGCTATAACGGCGCAACAACGGATGTTTATGAACACACCGCCGTTGAAATGCAGTTAAATCAGAACAAGGTGACAAATGCCGAGCAGATAGCGATGCTGTTCGGATTATCTCCCGATGTGCTGTCGGGCAGAGCCGATGACAGAACGTATATCAACAGCATAAGAACAGCCGTACTGCCTGTTGTTTCTGCGTTTGAAATGGCGCTCAACAGGGCACTATTGCTTGAAAAAGAGAAGCATAACAAGTATTTTATCATAGATACTTCCGAGCTTCTGAAAGCGGATATTCTGACACGTTATCAGGCGTATCAGATAGGTCTTGCGGCAAACTTCTTACAGCCGGATGAAATACGCTTCAAGGAAAACCTTGCGCCGCTCGGACTTGACTTTATCAAGCTCGGACTTAACGACGTACTTTATGATCCGAAAACAAAGCAGATATACACGCCAAATACCGACAGCCACGCTAAAATTGATGATGCAGGCTTGCAAAGCGGCGATGAGGGTGATATAATAGCAGAAAAGAGATACAACGATAAGCACGATGAAAAAGGGCGGTTTGCAAGTAAGGGCGGCGGTTCGATCAAATCCGTTACGGTAAGCGATGACGGCACAGTGAATACGGTTTATAAAGCACAGGCTAAAACTAAATACGCACCGTCACCGCAGAGAAATCACAGCGGTATACAGGTAAAGTCAAAGACTTATGCAAAGCTGTGCGGAGAGTTTAATACGAAGTATCCTATGACAGAGGACAATCATGTTATAACAGGTAACATCAGGCACGGTAATTATGTATACCGTGCTACTCGTGATGAATATGGAAGCTTAACTATTCACGGAAAGGTTAAAATATAGGTGTGTTTATGGCTAAAGCGATTGAAGAGTATACCGAGTTTCAGAAATACGTTAAAGCAAAGTTCAATATTCCAAGTACAGATGAGGCTGATTATTTGTTTCTTTTTAATGCACCTGAGCAGTATAAGGTAGAGCCTTTAATGCTGGAGTATGTTAAAAGCCACAAAGATGCAACTGTCGAAGAGCTGCTGTCTTACTTTGACAGTATCGTTCCCCCGGGCTTACCTCCCTGCGCTTCTGAATGGGAAGATTACGAGGACGAAGAATGAAATTGAATATGACGACCGCTCTTAACAAGAGCGGTTTTCTTATACCCGTGTGCAATCAATTGCACAACCAAACTTAATAATTTTACCGCCCCGAAAGGAGCGGTATTTTTATATCTAAAATACGAACGAAAGGATTTTTAGTATGAACAAAATTAAGAAAATCATTATTTCCGGAGCCGGATTTATACTGACGGCGGTTCTTCTGTGTGGTTGCACGGAAGCAGCTGACAGAGTGACGTACAATGTGCAGAAAGAAGCCGATAACTTCAATGTGACAAGGCGGTTGTCGGTTATCAATGCAAGGAGCGACAAACCAGTGCTTGAGCTTATTGGTAATTTTTCTATTTCAAACAACGAAGCAAACGAGCTGGTTGTAACGATAGAAGTTGCTCCGAACGTGTACAAGGTTGATTATGTGTATTTGAATGACTGGACAATGTACACAGTGGAAGACGTAAGCGGTGCTTACGTTGATAAATATCATTATGAAATGAATTTTCTGCCGGAAATGATTATACCGATTACTTTTACAAATAAAGACTGATAATTTTACCGCTCCACGAGGGCAGTATTTTTATACCCACAATCAATTGGAGAAAGGAAAATAAAAATGAAAGTATTTATCTCACAGCCTATGAAAGGTAAATCAGACACGGAAATCACTAAGGAAAGGCATAAAACCATAAATACAGTAAAAGAGTTTTATGGAGAAGATGTTGAGGTAATCGATTCATTTTTCCAGTCTGCTCCTGCGGAAGCTAAACCGCTGTGGTTTCTCGGTAAGTCGCTTGAGCTTCTTTCCGAAGCAGATGTTGCCGTGTTCTGCCCTGGGTGGGAAAATGCAAGAGGTTGCCGAATAGAACATGTCTGCTGTGTTGAATATGGGATAGAATGTTTACATCTTTGATACATCGGAATGAAGCGCCTTACCGGGTGCTTTTTTCATACACACAACACAGAAAGGAGTGATAAAAATGAAAATCGAAATCCGTTCCGCTGATCTTATGCACATCAGCGGATATGTAAACGCTGTTGAGCGTGACAGCAAGCAGCTGCCTGCATCAATGGCACCGGGCATGACAACGCCGTTTGTTGAGCGTATCGTAAGCGGTACGTTTGCGAAAAGCCTTAAGGATCATCCAAAGGTCGAGTTGAGGTTCAATCACAGCAAGGTGCTTGACACTACAGACGGAACGCTTAAACTGCGTGAAGACAGCATAGGACTTCACGCAGAAGCCGACATCACCGACAGAGAGGTAATTGCAGAAGCGAGAGCAGGGCACCTGACAGGGTGGAGCTTCGGCTTTTCGGGAGCACAGGCACACATTGAGCCGTGTGACGAGGGAGTTCAGCGCAGAATGATTACGGGATTGACACTGCACGAGGTATCAATCCTCAACCGCAATCCCGCTTACATCGCAACGTCAATAGAAACGAGAGGCGAAGAAACGACCGTGACGGAACAGCGCAGTGCCGGAAACGATACGGTCGAGGTAACAGACGAAATCCGGGAGTTTATCCCCGATTACAACAAGGAAATAGAAATTTTACAGCTTATGTCGGATTACTCCGACGGAAAGGAAACAGTATGAATTTAAAAGCACTCATTGAAAAGAGAAATGCTCTTATCGCTGATATGAAGTCACTCTGCGATAAGGCAACAGCAGAAACAAGAGCGATGACAACAGAGGAGCAGACAGACTATGACGCTAAGAAGGCGGAAGTCGAAGCGCTGAACAAGACAATCCGCTCAATCGAGGAGCAGAACGCTCTTAATCTGAACTCTGCAAAGTCAGATGGCACAGCAACCGACAAGGAGCAGGCGGAAACAAGAGCTTTTGAAAATTATCTGCGTACAGGTCAGATAATCGAAACAAGAGAAGATGTCAATCTGACAAAGGGCGATAACGGCGCAGTCATCCCTGCAACTATTGCAAACAAGATAATCCGTAAGGTTATCGACATCTGCCCTATCTATCAGATGGCAACAAGATACACGCTCGGCGGCACTCTCTCGATTCCCTATTATGACGAAGAAACGCAGGCTATCTCAATGGCGTATGCCACAGAGTTTACGGACCTTGCAAGCACATCGGGCAAGTTCCTCAGCATCGAGCTTAAGGGCTATCTTGCAGGCGCACTCTCTAAGGTTTCAAGAAGCCTTATCAACAACTCGCAGTTTGACATCGTTTCATACGTTATAAACGAGGTTTCGATTGCGGCGGCCAAGTGGATTGAAAACCAGCTTATCAACGGCACAGCAAGCAAGATAGATGGTCTCGCCGCAGGTGTTACACAGGTGGTAACGACCGCATCGGCAACAGCTATCACGGCAGACGAGCTTATCGACCTGCAGGAAACAATCCCCGACGTATATCAGGATAACGCCTGCTGGATAATGAACAAGGCTACAAGAACCGCTATAAGAAAGCTCAAGGACAACGAGGGTAGATATATCCTTAATCCCGATGCAACGGCAAAGTGGGGCTATACGCTTTTCGGCAAGCCCGTATACACAACCGACAGCGTATCGGCTATTGCTTCCGAAAAGACGGCTATCTACTACGGCGATATGAGCGGTCTTGCGGTTAAGACTTCCGAGGACGTGTCTATCCAGATACTCAACGAAAAGTACGCAACACAGCACGCTGTCGGCGTTATCGCATGGGTGGAGATTGACGCAAAGGTCGAGAACGCTCAGAAGATAGCCGCCCTTAAGATGAAGAAAGCAGGAGGCTAATAACCTATGACAGTAAAGGCAACGACCAACTTTTCAGGCACCGTCAGTATGGCAAAGGGCGAGGAGCGTGAGCTCCCTGCCGGTCCTGTGCTGAACGACCTGCTCTCCTGCGGGTACATAGTGCCTGTAGACAAGGAGGAAAAAAGTGAAGCTAAGCGAGGTAACAAGCGCAAAGATTAAAGCATTCTGCGGTGTCAGCGATGACGAGGACGGAATGCTTGAAATCTGTGCCGGAGCGGCGAAATCCTATATCAAGAGCTATACGGGGCTTGACGATACTCAGATAAACGAATACGAGGACATCACGGTGGCTTACTTAGTGCTTATAAACGATATGTATTCCTCTCGTGACTTCTCGTCCGACAGAGCGTCACAGAACCCCGTGACCGCTCAGATACTCGCCCTGCACAGCATAAATCTGCTGAACGGAGTGAATGAGAATGACATTTAACAGAAAAATCACGCTCATATCCTCCGAGCAGAAAAACGGCTCGCAGGGCAAAGCGGACAGGGCGGTAAAGACCGTATACGCAAAGGTTTCCGAGCCTGGCGTAACGGCAAAATATGCCGCCGAAACAGCAGGGTACAAGTCGGAACTTACGGTGTATATGTGGAGACGTGAATACAGCGGTCAGTCTGTCGTACAGATTGACGGCAAGCGGTATCACGTTGAAACAACCGGAGCGGCCGACAGCGACCTGCATATAAAGCTGATACTGGCGAGAGGAGGCTGACAATGATAACAGAAAAGATTGATTCGGCACTCTCGGCGGTATTTGAGCATTTTTACAGCTATATGCCTGAGTTTGAGGACGGCGAAGAGCCGGAAAAGTATGCGGTGTACAATTTATCGTACAGGGATACGTTCTACAGCTCCGGCAGGGCAAATATACGGCAGTATGCGTTGTCTGTGAGCGTTTTCTCGCCACAAGCAGACATTGAGCTGTATGACAAAACGCAGACGGCGATAGAGAATGCAGACGGTATATTTACCGGCACTACCGATTTATCGCAGTTTGATGTTTATCCCAACAGAAAAATTTTAGTCATGGAGTTTACGCTCTATGAGGAAAGGACATAACTATGGCAAAAGTAATACAGGGTACAGATCGTAAGTCTGCTGTATGCACCAAGCGTTTTGCGTATGCGCCGCTGACAACGGATAACGCCGATACGCTGGCATACGGTGATGTGACCGAGATCAAAGACATACTCATCACAACAAAGTACACGCCTAAAATGAACAGCGCATCGCAGTATGCAAGCGGCGTTGAGGTTGACAGCTATGTAGCTAAGGCAGGCGGTACGCTTGACGTAACAATTGTGAACACAAACTCCGCTGACGAGGTGGTGCTTTTCGGCGCAAAGGTAAATACGTCAACAGGCGTGCTTGAAAGCGGCAAGGACGATGTTGTACCCGATGTAATGTGCATCTACAGCACTATGACATCAGACGGCAAGATAAACCTGTATAAGTTCCCCAAGTGCAAGTTCACTTCGCAGGGCGAGAACGTACAGACGACTGATGAGAACGGCGTAACATTCAACAGCCTTGCACTGCAGGCAAACTACAAGGCGCTTATCAACACGGGTGTTGATAAGTACTGCGTAAAGGGTCTTGATCCCGTTACAGACAAGGCGAGCATTGACGCATGGTTTGCGACCGCTTCGGGCGTTATTGTAGCTGAAGTGTAAAAAAGTACAGATATGACGGGGCGGGAAACTGCCCCGAAAATTATCTACAGGTGAAAATGGAGCTGATATTAAGATACATAGAACTGCTTGAATTATGCCGTAGCGACAGGTACGACCTGTTTCTTGCCGATATGGAGCTGAGGTGTCTTGACGAAATTGGGATACTGCTCAGGTATAACTATAACCACGATCCGCACACAGGCAGATTTACAAGCGGTAACGGGGTTGACAACGGTGGAGAAAGTGGTATAATAAAAGAAACAGAAAATCAAAAATTACTAAAGGATAAAATTAAATCAGGAGAGTTGCCGCTTAAAATCAATCAGGATAAACAGGCACGGCATATTCTTCAAAATGGCGAAACATCTAAGCCTGATGGGAGAAGTTACTTGACTATTGGCTTAACCGATGCACAGTTGGTAATAGATGAATATCATGCTACAGGTGACGTAGTTCATGTTCCAAGCAGTAATAAATTCAAAGAGCTTATTACCACGAAAAAAGAAATCGGGGTAGATGGAAGGTCTAATCAGAAAACAAATCAAGCGTTTATTAACTATTCAAAAACCGGAACGCACATAGTTCCTACAAAGAAAGGAAGAAAAGATGACTGACATTTTTGCTTATGAGGGGAAAAGTGTTGATATAACGTGTAATAACGGCAAAACATACAGCGGTGAAGTAAAATGGTGTGCTCATGCCGAAGACGTTGATGAAGACGATGATGTTCTTGCAATAAATGATGTTGGATTATTAGCCAGCGAGATAAAAACTATAAAAGAAATATAAAGCAAGCACATCTGAGAGGGTGTGCTTTTCTTATGCAAAAAACTTAATAATTTTACCGCCCCTTTTGGAGCGGTATTTTTATACCCAAAAAGGAGTAACAATGTTCACAGAACTTTTAAACAAGAAAATTTACATCACAGATACTTTATATCTGCGATATGACATAAAAGCGTTTATAGAAGCGGAAGAAAAGGGCATCAGCCCGTTTGAACTTACTTTTCCTCTGCCGCTTGATTACATCAGAGCGGGGCTCAGGTGTTGCTTTGATGAGCTGGGAGCCGACTCTGTAAAGCGTTCCGAGATAGTGGCATATATGATAAAGGAATTGTCGCAGGAATACCTGCAGGACAGAGTGCTTGCCGCTACGACCGCCGCACAAGCGATCTATGCCGTGAGCTTGACGGTAAGGTGTTCAAGCGTAACAGCGCACAGGCAGGTGTAAATCTTCCGCCTATGCACCCGTTCTGCCGTTCTACAACGCTCCCTGTTCTGCCGAGCGAGGAGGATCTTGATAAAGAACTTGCGGAACTGGGCGATGAGATAGGCGCAGAGGTTGACTTTGACGAGTGGGAGCGGAACTTACAGCAGGGCGAGGACGGCAAGTGGCGGTACGTTGCAGGAAGTGCGGGTAAAGTCAAAGCGGATAAACCGATGAGGTTTGCAGGGGATGGTGTTGACAAATCGGGGGAAAGTGGTATAATTAAAGCAGGAAGTGATGAAGTGGCTCTTGAAAATCAGAGATACGGAAGAAATAAGTTGACAACTATCAACAATACATATATTGAAAGTGGAGAATACCGAAGAAAATTTGACAATATGACTGATAATTCGGAAGTCAATAGGTCACTTTATAATTGTGCAAAAACAGCGCTTAAACATCGTAGCGGTACTGCGTATGAGGATATGTATTGGATTGACAGCGAGACAGGCAGAATACTTCTTTCCGTGACAGATAGTACAGATGAAAGAGCTATTATATATACTGATAAAATAAAAAAGGCAATACTGAGCCAGCAAAAAGCGATTACACTTCATACTCATCCAAGCAGTATGCCGCCAAGTGTTTCTGATTTTAACTCTTGCTTTAAAAACGGCTATAAAAAAGGATTTATTGCGTGTCATAACGGCAAAATTTTTGGATATACTGCTAATGAAGAAGTTAATGAGCGCATTTATAATATGTACATTGAAAGCTTCTTAAAAGAGGGATTCAATGAGTATGATGCTCAAATGAAAGCGTTGAATAAGTTATCACAAACATATGATATAAGCGTATGGGAGGTGCTTTGTAATGAATGAAAAGAAATATTTTATTGATGATAGGGTCATTATTCCTGATGACATAAAGAAAATGTCAAAAGAAGAATTGCAGAAAGAAATAGACAAATTTGAAAAAGAAGCAAAAAAGAAGCGGGAAACCGCATAGTAAGTTTTGTAAAAACCGCCCACAGCAGTGAGCGGTTTTCTTATACCCGTGTGCAATTGATTGCACTTGATTTTAACTTGCACAGTACGCACTAACGATATAACAAACGGCTTAACAAAGCCGAATGTTAACTTGCAGTGTTTATTTGCAATTATAGCTGATTTTAAACACAAACTTTGCAAAAACAGTCGTTTTTTGTGAAGTTCGGTGCAAATAAAAGCAAACTTAATAATTTTACCGCCCCTTTTGGAGCGGTATTTTTATACCCAAAAACAAATTATTCCGAACGTTGTGGGCAATGAACGCAGTGGGCGGAGAAAGGACAGAAACATGAACAACAGAAGAATTTTCATCGGCTTACAACACTTCGCAGATGGCGAGGGGGACGGCGGCTTTTCATAAAAGCCTATAATCAGATGATGGAGAAAAGAACGCAAATCATCGAGGACTGTGAACTGATGCGCAAAAAGCTGACTGACTTCAAGTCACTGGACGCCGATATTGAGCGGCAGTTTGAGGAAACGCAGATTGTTGCCGAACTTGTCAAGGCGGCGGTTAAGGAAAATGCAGTCAACGCACAGTCGCAGGAAGCGTACTTTGAAAAGTATGAGGCACTTACTAAACGGTACGAAACAGCGGCTGCGGAACTGGAGCGTCTGTAAAACCTTCGTACTCTCAGCAGTCAGAAAGATAAAGCGATAGCACTTTACATACGAACTCTGAAAAAAAGCTGACCGTATTGAGCGAGTGGAACGACACTTTATGGACTGTGATGGTAGAGAAAGCAATTGTCCACAAGAACGGCGAGATAACCTTTGTATTCTACAATGGCACTAAGGTTAGAGCGGGAAAATAAAAATTGGAGCATAACTTAATTTTTACTCTGCACTGTGGCAATGATTTCTGTAATATATCGGTGTAACGCCGTACAGCTTTTTGAATCTGCGGCAGAAATAGCCGATGTTCTCAAATCCCGTTTCCTGCGCTATGGCGCAAACGCTGTTTTCAGTATCAACAAGCAGTTTTGACGCACGTTTCAGTCTGTATTCCACAGCGTAATTTATCGGCGAAGTGTGCAGATATGTCCTGAAAATATTGAGAACACTGCTTTTGCTTATATGAACTGTTCGGGCAATATCGTCAAGTGTTATCTGACCGCTGTAATTATCATGAATATACTGCATCATTATCTGAAGCTTAGCCTGCGTCTGTGCGGAATGTACGGACATAGAACCGCAATCTGTTATCAGTATGCTTTCATATAACAAACGCCATAGTTTCAGTAGCAGTTCTGCTGTTTTCATTTCAAACGTTGTGCCTGAACCCTGCACGGCAAATATCGACCTCATTGTTTCGATAATGCTGTGGTTCGCTGTTTCTTCGGCGGAAAAAATCACACATTCAGTGGTTGATTCAATTATCGGTCTGATGTATCTGCTGTATATCAGACTGCCCTGCGGCGCAAGCAGAACAGGTGAAAAAACAATGTTCGGAATGATGGCGCTGTCCGTGGCTTCAAACCTGTGTATCACCTGAGAGTTTATAAAGATCCCATCGCCGGAGCTGAGAACATACCTGTTTCCGCCCACCAGAAAATCAGCCATGCCCTGCTGTACATAAACAAATTCGACCTCCGGGTGCCAGTGCCAGTCGATACAGTGAAAGTCGAAATCCCAGATGTCCTCATAATAGTAGCAGAAGGGATATTCTTCGCTGCCGTGACTTGCAGTTTCACGCAAGGTTTCATCCGTTATTATCCTGTCCTTTTTGATTTCATCACTCATATTCTCACCTGATTTACGATATTGTGTAATAAAAATGTGATTTTGTGCATTGAAATGTTATGATGCTTGCTATATAATCTGATTATATCAATCGTCAAGGAGTTTGTCAATATGGCTGTGAATTACAGAAAAACACTTATATCCTGCTATCTTGGATTCATCACACAGGCAATAGCGGCTAATTTCGCCCCGCTTCTATTTCTCACATTTCACAACGGCTATGGTATCCCGCTTGGAAAAATCGCCCTTATCTCGTCGGTATTTTTTGTTACTCAGCTTATCATAGATGTGCTGTGCGCACATTTCGCCGACAAAATCGGCTATCGGAAATGCGTTATCGGTTCGCAGGCTTTTTCGGCACTGGGACTTATCGGACTTGCCTTTTTGCCTGAACTGCTTCCCGACCCGTTCACAGGAATAATCGTAAGCACAATCATATATGCAATGGGAAGCGGTCTTACCGAGGTGCTTGTAAGTCCGATAGTTGAAGCCTGCCCGTTTGAGCATAAAGAAGCCGCAATGAGTCTGCTGCATTCATTCTACTGCTGGGGTTCGGTCGGAGTCATACTCATTTCAACACTGTTTTTTACTGTCTTCGGCATAGAAAACTGGAAGTGGCTCTCTTGTATCTGGGCGATAATTCCACTTGTGAACATATACAATTTTTCAGTATGTCCCATTGAACATCCTGTCGAGAACGGCAAGGGAATGCGTATCCGTGACCTGCTCAGAGTACCGCTGTTCTGGCTTGCGATACTGCTTATGGTTTGTGCGGGAGCCTCGGAACTTTCAATGGCGCAGTGGGCGTCGGCATTTGCAGAATCCGCTCTCGGACTGACTAAATCAGTCGGCGATATTGCAGGACCGTGTATGTTTGCGGTGACGATGGGCATAAGCCGTACACTCTACGGGAAGTACGGCGAAAAGCTCGATCTTATGAAATTCATGATAGGCTCGGCACTGCTGTGTCTGATCTGTTACATCACTGCCTCCCTGTCGGGAATACCTGTAATCGGACTTCTCGGCTGCATAATGTGCGGATTCTCGGTAGGTATCATGTGGCCCGGATCTATTAGCATCTGCTCAGGCAAAATATCCACCGGCGGTACTGCAATGTTTGCACTTCTCGCTATGGCAGGCGACCTCGGCGGAGCACTCGGTCCTGCTATTGTAGGAAATATCACCCAGAATGCAGGTAATGATATGCAGAAAGGTATGCTTTCAGGCTGTGCATTTCCACTGATACTTATGATAGCGCTCCTGCTGCTGAACAGAGCCGGACGCAGAAATAACTGATCGTATCCGGCAGGTTTATGCAAAGCTACAATAGAAAAAAGGCACCATGTATCAAAACGTGATGCCTTTTTGTTTTTCATACGATGCCGGCGGTAAATTTACGGATTTCATAGAACCTGTTCTGCATTTCTGAACTGCGACGGGGTAATACTCTCGAACCTTTTAAAAATCTTGCAAAAATAACTGCTGTCACAGAAGCCTGTTTCTTCAGCTATCTGCTCGACAGTTTTCTGTGTTTCCGCCAGAAGCATTTTAGCCGCCTGTATCTTGCGTTTTGTGATATATTCCATCGGTCGGCAGTTCAAGGTCTGCCTGAATAATCTGCACAAATGCTGCGAAGAAACGCCTGCTGCTTTACTTATGGATTCAAGACCGGGCTGTTTCATATAATTCTCATCAATATAAGCGATGGCCTTTGTCACCGCAGGGGCGATTTGTACACTGCCTTTTCCTTTCGCCGCAAGACGGCTCAATTCAATGAAAAAGCTGTACAGATAGCCCGACGCTCTGAAATTTCCGTCAACCTTGTCAGAGAGAAGCGCCTCGTGCATACATCTGAAACAGTGGTCAAGATATGTAATTTCTTCCTTTGGAAGAGGGAAGATTTTCGGCTTGTCGAAGCCGAGTGCTTTAAGCATATCAGGGCAGGACTTTCCTGACGGTTTTATCCAATGCGTATCCCAGGATTCGTCCGTTGAATAATACTCATGCGGACAGCCGGCAGGGATAAAGAATGCGGTGTACGGATTTATTATATGTTTTTCTCCGTTCATTATAAGTACGCCGCTGCCTTTTGTACAATAAAGAGCCTTGGCATAATTGTCACCATTGCCGCAGATTACATGATACTGCCATTCGTTCAACCCTACGCTCACCAAAAAGACAGGAAGACTGCCTTCTTTACTGATTATCGGATAATCGTAGAATTTCAAAATTAATTCACCGCCTGTGCTAAAATCGTTATATCTTAATAATATCATTCATTGACTTGTTTGTCAATAAGCGTTATAATCTATCAAAACAAGAAAGGGTGATTTTTTTGAGAACAGTAAAGGCACTCAACGATTTCTGGAGATTCACAAAGCTTCCCGCAGGAATGAATATATCGAAAGAAAACGTTATCTCTCCCGAATATGAAGATGCGTCATGGCAGCCTGTTGTACTGCCGCATACATATAATTCCGAAGACGGTGCAGGCAGAATGGCAGTTGCCGACGGAGAAAACTACTACCGTGGAACTGTATGCTACCGCAGAAACCTTGCGCTGAGTTTTGAAGAATGCAGCGGAAAAGAACTCTATCTGGAATTTGAAGGTGCTAATACTGTTGCGGAAGTCTATATAAATGGCAGATTTGCAGGAGAGCACAGCGGAGGGTATTCAGCTTTCAGATTTGATATTACGGACTATATATACCCGGACAAAGACAATCTGATAGCTGTTATCATATCGAATGCTCCCACCGATTATATTGCGCCGATAACCGACAATGGCGATTTCACGAAAATGGGCGGCTTGTACAGGAGTGTAAAGCTTATTGCAGTCGAGCCTGTTCATATTGCTCTGAAAGACAGCGGCTCCTGCGGAGTATATATAACCCCACGCAATATTTCAGAAACATCTGCGGATATAGGCATACTTGTCAAGCTGGATAAAGCCGAAACCGCAGAGGCTAAGGCTGTGATATTTGATCCGCAGGGAAAGCCTGTAACGGAGTTTTTCGGCAGAGCGGACAAAGACAGGATAACGCTTTCGGGAAAAATCAACTGCCCGAAACTCTGGAACGGAGTAAACTCTCCCGCCCTTTATCGTGCGGAGATAACCTTATTCTGCAACGGGAAACCCGTCGATAGCATTGAACAGGAATTCGGAATACGCTCGTACCGCATAGATGCCGATAACGGCTTTTTCCTCAACGGCAAGCCATATCCGCTACATGGTGTGAACTACCATCAGGACAGTTACGAATCCGGCTGGGCAATGACTGACGCTCAGCGTGAACGGGATTATCATATCATTCGTGACATGGGCTGTACCGCTGTAAGAATGGCTCACTACCAGCATTGTGACCACGAATATTCATTATGCGACAGGCTGGGTCTGTGCGTTTGGACGGAGATAGGCATAATCAATAAAATGTCTGCCGATGAAAGCGATGCTCATGTTCTTTCAGACGGCTTTGGAGATAACGCAAAACAGCAGCTTCGTGAGCTTATCAGGCAAAATTACAATCATCCGTCAGTTATTGTCTGGGGGTTGTCCAACGAACTTCACCAGATGACCGATGAAATATTCGGGCTTTACAGCGAGCTTTATGAAATTGCCTGCAAAGAGGACGATACAAGGCTGAAAACCTTTGCAGACAATCAGTTTTACGGCAGATTTCTGGAGCTCCCCGCTGATGTGGTCGGGTATAACCGTTATTTTGGCTGGTATAAGGATGCCGGCAGTGCGGAGAATTTCGGCGAATGGCTAGATCTATGCCATAACGAAAAGGAAAAGCGCCCTGTCTGCCTTTCCGAATACGGCGGCGGTGGGGCAATTTCGCAGCACAAGGACAATGTGAATTGGGAAAGCGATATAGACCCTGTCGGAGTACGGCATTATGAGAACTATCAGTCGCAGCTGCACGAGATATTGTGGAAACAATTCTCGGTCAGAAAGTACCTATGGGCTGAATTTATATGGTGTATGTTCGATTTTGCGTCCTACGGGCGAGTGGAGGGAGATACAAAGTCGCAGAACGACAAGGGACTTTGCACAAGGGAGCGTATTCCCAAGGACGTATATTTCTTTTACAAGTCCGTATGGAGCAGCGAAAAAACCGTTTATATAACTGAACGCAGGCATGAATTCAGGGCTTGTGATGTGCCTTTTGTAAAGGTTTATTCAAATGCGGACGCAGTGGAGCTCTGTATAAATGATGTTTCGCACGGCAGGATATCACGGTGCGAACTTCCCGATGACGAGAGCACTGTTTTCGTGTGGGAAAATATAAAGATAAAACCCGGCACGAAAAACAAGATATGTGCTAAAGCATATTTCAGCGACGGAACATCAAGAACCGACTATGCATTCTGGACAGGTAAATAAACGTGTCAGTATGTTTTATTCATCATAATAGAGGTTGATTATGAACGTTATTATTCTGATGCTCGCTGTGACAGCCTGCTATACAATATGCTCGCTGAATGACAAATACGCCGCTGCCAAAGCCAACTTCTCCGGCGATGAATTTACATTCCTGATGTGCTCGTCGATGTCGGTTTTCCTTGCTTTAAGTCTGCCGTTTCAGAATTTAAGTTTCAGCTTGACTTGGCAATCGTTTTTATCGGTATTGCTGGTTGTGGTGTGCAAAATGCTTGAATTCCAGATGAGCGCACGGGTGCTGAAACAGCTTTCTGCTTTTGAGCTGAAAGCGTGGCTCGGGATAACCCTGTTTGCGTCTTATTTCACCGATATACTTTTCGGGTCTGAACTCAATATTATCAAACTGATTTGTATATTTGCAACAGCTGCAGGCCTTGTATTTATTGCAAAGTCGTCTAAATGTGGCAGTGTAAACTATAAACAGATAATTCTGCCGTTGGTGTTATATCTTGTTTCAAAATACGGGTATGGGCTTATTATAAGGAGTTTCTCTCCGTATGCTTCATCAACCATGCAGCTTCTTCCGGCTATGGTGATAATTTCGCTGATAATGCTGCCGAGAGTTCATATCAAGGAGCTTATTAAGAATAATCGAAGCGGCGTTGTTAAGGTAGTGCTTGCCAGAATTCCAAATACGCTCGGAATGCTGCTTGAAAATGCGGTTATATCTATAAGCCTTGCAAATTACTCGTTCATTCAGCCGATGATCCTTGTAACGCTTTTTGTGATAGGGCTGATCCGCAGAGAAAAGCGTTCACGGCTCAATCTGATTGGAAGTATGATCTGCATTGTGGGTATAGCGGCTTTTCAGTTGACGTAAATCTTAAACATTCTGCATCAAACTTACTTCTGAAAAGCTTTGATACTTATCACCCCAACTTTATATATTGTTAGTGGCTAAATTTCACAGTTCTGAACCACAGATTGAATTTTAATATATGCAGATGTTGCTGCAATGGGTTAAAAGTAGATGTTTATGGAAGCGGCGACTTCGGCAAGTCAAACTACTGCGACAAGTGGTTTATGCTGTTGTCTGTGGCAATCCGAGGCGGGCTGTTCCACCCTAACTGCCGTCATACTATGGGGCAGTACATAGAGGGGCTTACAAAGATACCTCAGCCGATTCCTGCCGAGAAGATACGGGAACAGCGAGAGCTCGAAGAAAAGCAACGTACTATGGAGCGTAAGATAAGAGCACTCAAACGTAAGGTAGAGGGCACGCAGGACGAGAAGAAGGTCAAGGAGTATAAGCGTAAGCTCCGAGAGGAACAAGGCAAGCTCAGAGAATTTATCAAAGAGCATGACGATGTTCTCCGCAGAGATTATTCAAGAGAGAAGATCTACAGCGGTAAGGGTGAGCCGAAGCAGACAGCCCCGAGAACGGAAGAAGCGCCTGTTAAAGCTACCGATACCGAAAGCAAAAATCCTGTTCCGACAGATAAAGAGCCTAATATTCTTCAGCCGGATAATAACGTTTCTGAACTGGAAAATAACGTTTCTAAGCCGGATAATAACGAAAACACTATGAATTTTGTACAGCCTGAGCCTATAAAGCCTGTTCAGAGTAACGAAGACACAGACGATACGCCGACTGCGGTTGTGCCTGATGAATCCGATGAAACTGCCAAAACGACAGAAAGCATACAGGAAACTGTAAAACAGCCTGTTGAAACAGCGACAGACAGCGAAGAAGACGTACAGAATTTTACAGACGATACTGTTGACAATTCGGATGAAAGTGATATAATAGAAATAAGGCAACTTGCGCAGAAAAATGAATTTGATTACCGAGATTATGAAGAGGTTATTGACGAAGAAAGCGTTGATAGTTTAAAGAAATATGTCAAAGAAGAAATGGGAATTTCATATATTGCTGGCATAGATAAACTAAAAAACGGTCATGTTGTGGGTGAGGTACTTTCAACTATTAAGGCACTTTCTGATAAATATGGTGAGTGTTTCAGTAGAATAAGTTTACGTTACTACGGTAATGAAAGGACAGCCGCAGAAACAATAGGAAAAGAATTAGCCCTTAACATTGAATATATGAATCGACCTGATGCTTTAAGAGCAGTTTTAAACATATGGGAAAAGCGTAATTTTATACCGAAAGGCTGTAACACAATTCAGTATGTTGGAAAGCATGAGTATTTTCATTTGCTCTATTCAGACGATATTGCAAATCAAAATTCTAAAATCAATACTTTGATAAGAAGATATAAAAATGAAGGTGGAAAGCCTGTTTCAGAAAATTCACTTGTGGACAATCATGAGTTTATATCTGATTTGTTAGCCTCTACGATTTTAGATGCTAAAGCTAAGAAACTTATGGAACGAATAATAAAGTTGAAAGAAGGTTAACTATGTTGAAAGAAAATAAATGCGCTTTGTGTAAACATTTCATCTTTGATAGAACATGGATTAGAAAATGTAAAGCGTATCCAAATGGCATACCCGATGATATTTTTGATGATAACAGTGTTAACAAAGACTGCAAGTCGCAAATTTGTAATTTCGAGTATAAATCCGATAACGATTAACCGCTCACAGCAGTGAGCGGTTTTCTTATACCCGTGTGCAATTGATTGCACAACCAAACTTAATAATTTTACCGCCCCATTAGGAGCGGTATTTTTATACCCAAAATCAAAGAAAGCGAGGAAAAGCAATGGAACCCGAAAAGAAAACTCCCGAAGAGGAGAAGAAGCCCGCTCCCGCAGCGGAGCAGAAGGACGAGCCCAAGCCCGAAGAGAAGCCCGCCGAAAACAAGCAGACGGACGATAACGGCACGGCAGAGAAGCCCGATGAGAGCAAGGCAGAGGACAAGAAGGACGATAAGCCCGAAGAAAAGGCGGATAAGCCCGAATCTGAGCCCGCACCCGCCGTTCCCGATGCAAAGGACGAGGAGATTTTAAGGCTGAAAACACAGATAGCCGCAATGTCGCTCGGTGTAAAGCCCGATTGTATGGACGATGCTGTGGCTATTGCCGAAAGCTACGTCAAGTCCGGCAAAAGCGAGGACATCAACTCGGCACTGTCGGCGGTTGTCAAGAAATATCCCGATATGAAGGCTGATGTGGGCGACAGCAAGAAGCAGGGCGGCTTCAAGGTCGGAGCAGGCAGTTCCGACAAGGAAGAAAAGCCCGACAACAGCAGACTTGATAACGCATTCGGTATCAAGAAAAAGAAGTAAGAAAGGTAAGGTGTAAAAATGTCAAACACAATCAACTATGCTGAACAGTATACCAATCAGCTCAGAGAGCTTTACGGCCAGGAATCAAAGGCCGACGCTCTCTATCACTCAAATTCCGATATTCAGCTCAGAGGCGGAAAAACAATCAAGATACCCACTCTGTCGGTATCCGGCTATAAGGACCACACAAGAGCATCGCTCGGCTTCCCTCAGGGTACATACGAGAACAACTACGAAACAAAGACGCTCGATCACGACCGTTCTATCGAGTTTGTAGTAGATCCTATGGACTTTGACGAAACCGATACCGTTGTATCACTGGCAAATATTCAGAGCCGTTTCGACAGGACGCAGGCAATCCCCGAACACGACAGCTATACATTCTCAAAGCTGTATGCAGAGGCTGTAAGAGTAGGTGCAACGATAAAGCACGATAAGCTCACGATTGAGAATGTCCTCAAGGACTTTGACGAGAACCTCAAGACACTTGAAGATAAGGGCGTACCTCTTGACAGAATGATACTCTATGTCACCGCAGACTATAAGACGATACTCAAGAACGCAGAGGGTATTCAGAGAACGCTCGACATCAAGAGCGGCGGCGGTATCGACAGACGTATCCATTCCGTTGACGATATAGGCAATATCGTTACAGTTCCCTCAGCTCGGTTCAAGACCGTGTACGACTTCACGGACGGCTGTAAGTCCGGTGTCGGCGCAAAGCAGATAAACTACATTCTCATTGACCCCGAATGCCAGGTGTCAAGAGATAAGTACGCATATATACATCTGTTTGCTCCCGGCTCTGACAGCAGAACGGCAGACAACTATCTGTACCAGAACCGCAAGTACAACGGTACATTTGCGATAGATCACCTGTTTGTTGACGGCTGTATCATGAATGTATCTGCTCTGACGCAGACATTTGCAGGTAACGGCTCGACAACTGCATTCACAGTGACCGACAAGCCCGAAAAGCTCATCGGCGTAACTGTGGACGGTACAGCGACAACAGACTACAGCTATGACAAGTCATCGGGCGTGATAACATTCAATACCGCTCCCGGCAACGCAAAGGCTATAGTCGTAACATACTAAGGAGGTAACTATGGTAGCAGTAAAGGCAAACAAGCAGTATACTATCACGGAAGCCGAGAAGAAGTCATATCTTGCACAGGGGTATGACATAATCGGCGATAACGGGGCTGTGGAGCATTCTCCGCAGGCTACCGTGCCGTATGCCGAATATGAAAAGGCTCAGGCGGAGATAGCAAAGCTCCGTGATGAGCTTGCTCAGGTAAGGGCGGCAAAGACAAAAAAGGGTGAGGCTTAATGTACCTCACTTTTGCGGAATTTCAGACCTTATGCCCCGATAGCTCAATAACCGAACAGCAGTACAACGCTCTTGAAAACAGGGCGGAGAGCGACATCGACACACTGACCTTCAACCGCATAACAGCTATAGGATTCGACAATCTGACAGCGTTTCAGCAGGATAAGGTAAGGCTGGCACTGTCACAGCAGACAGCATTTGTTTTTGACAATGCCGAGCTGCTCGACAGTCCGCTCAGTTCCTATAGTATCAGCGGTGTGTCAATGTCCTTTGACAGCTCGAAGGTTATAAATTACTGCGGTGTCACTACAACACGGCAGGTCTACAACACGCTGTTGCAGACGGGCCTTTGCTACAGGGGGTTATAATGTGAAATATCCGAAACTTGTACCCGAAAGGGTTTGTACAACGCCTTGTACCGTGTATCGTATAGACGGCCTTAACCGTGACGGCTCAAAGAAACGGACGGTCATATTTGAGGGTAAGTGCTTTCATTCGGAAAAAGCACGGCAGAAATTATCCGCAGAAAAACAGCTTATAACGCTGTCTGGCGAGGCTCTTTTCTGCGGTGATATTGCCCCGGACAGCCCGATAGTTGACGGAGCTGTGGAGATAGGCGGCAGAGAGTACAAGATATACGGCTCGGAAAAGGCTAAAAACCCCGACGGGACGGTAAATTACACAAGACTGGAGCTGATATAGTGATAAAAGTAACCGTAAAGCTCGATAAGGCTGCAATAGCAAATCTGGAAGCGGCGGCGTTAAAAAGTGCTGAGGTAGCAATGGAACAGGTACATACCGACCTTGTAAGCTCACAGACAATGCCGTTTGACACAGGCAATATGCAGAATAATCAGACTTTCGTTGCAACAACTCAGAATGGAGCAACTATAGTCACCGGTTCTCCTCAGGCAAGGCGGCTGTATTATCACCCTGAATATCACTTCCAGCAGGGCATGAACGCAAACGCAGGGGCAGGGTGGTTTGAACCTTATGTAAGCGGGGAAAAGAAAGACCTTGCCCGTGATGCGTTTATATATGATTTCAAGAGGAGAACAGGCGTATGACGTTACTTGAAACAGCCGATATGCTTGCTGATGTTCTCGGCATAGAGAATGTATACGCAGGCTGTATAAACGCAAATCAGGATAAGTGTATCGGCGTGTATGCGTCAAAAAACACCTATCCTAAGAAAATCAGCATAGGCGGTAAACCTTGCACGAAAACACTTGAAAAGCACATCAGCGTACTGATACACTGGACGGACAATCCGACAACAGCCGAGAGTGCGGCAAACGAAATACTTGATAAGCTGACCGATGTACACGGCTATGTTGCCGGAGGGCACACGGTCGGCTTTTTGAGTTGCAGTGAGGCGCATAACGCAGGCAGAGATGAAAGAGGTATCTGCGAGTACATTATTGATGTGACGGTTTATTACGAAAGGAGTAATTAACAATGGCTAACAAAACAGGAGTATATCCCGTATATGAAAATCAGTTCAAGATTGACAAGACAGGCGGGACAGGTGCGACAGCCGAGAATCTTGTAACTATTGCCGATATGGAGAGCTTTTCGGTTTCCATTGACGGCAATGTCGAGGAGTGGAAGCCGTTCGATCAGGAAGGCTGGACAAGAAGACTTGTGACAGGCAAGGCGCTGACCGTCAGCGTATCCGGCAAGAGAAACATCGGTGACGCAGGCAACGATTATGTTGCAGGGCTTGCACTTAAAACAGGTGCAGACAGCCACACAACTGTAGTGTGGACGTTCCCCAGCGGCGCAACGCTGACGATACCGTGCGTTATAAACGTTACCGAGTGGGAATCGGGAGATTCTACAGCAGTTGCACCTCTTGCATTTGACATTATGTCAGACGGCAAGCCTGAATACACACCCGCAGAAGCATAAAAGGAGATAAATACAATGGCTAAGATGTACACACTTGATGAAAAGTTACTCGTAGGCGTTCCCGAAATACGCATCGGAGAAAAGGTCTACAAGGTAGACGATCGTGAAAAGACGGTCAAGAAGGTAATGGCGCTTTACAATAACGGCGATAAGAAGGACATTGAAAAGATTGACGAGATGTTCAAGCTGGCATTCGAGCCTGCCGCCGCTAAGGAGATAAGCGAAATGAATATGCCGTGGGCGGCATATCAGAAGCTGTCCGAGATAGTAATATCCGCCATGACGGGACAGGAAGATACCGAGCGATTTCACGAGTAATGAAGTCTGGTATGATGTCGAGTATGACCGTGAGCTGATACGGCAGTCGATAGCAAAACAGTATCACATACTGCCGTCCGAGCAGGACGATCTGCACTATTCTGACTGGCTGAGCCTTGTATCGGGACTTATGAATGATACTCCGCTCGGTCAGACGGTGCGGATACGAAGCGAGGATAATAAGGAAATGCTAAAGCACTTTTCGCCGTATGAAAATCGCATACGGCATGAGTGGGCGGCATTCAGAGCGAAGAAACAGCTTGCGGAGAAAACTCCAAAACAGATACAGAGCGATATAGCGGCTCTTGAAATGATGATAAAAAAGGCATTCGGGGGAGGTGAGTAAATGGCTGACGGAAACGGTGCGGCAGTAGGCACTATCAGTCTGTCGCTGATAATAGACGCAGAGCTTGACAAACAGCTTTCGGCTTTGCAGAAAAGCATACAGTCGCAGTGGGATAAGGTCGGTGAAACCGCTGAAAAGGCACTTACCGACAGTGTGGAAAAAGCCGCCGATAAGGCTGTAAAGCCTGTTGAAGAAGTCGGCAAGGCTATAGAAAAGACCGTGACGCAAAGCGTTGAAAAGGCTGTGCAGAAGGTAGAAAAGCCCGCCGAAGAGGTAGGAAAGACGCTTGAAAGCTCTATATCCGAAAGTGCCGACAAGGCATCTGAAACGCTTGAAAAAGCACTTGTTGAGCCTGTAAAGGAAGCAAAAAAGGAAGCGGAAAGCTTTGCGAAAGCAGTAAATAACAAGCATGAGTTTGCTCCGGGCTATAACAAGGAAGCTATGGATTTCGTGAATAACTATCAGCCGAAATCCTCTGATAAACCCGAAGCGCCGCAGATAGATGTAGGAACATTCGAGATATCGTCCGACCCTATCGACCGTCTGAATAAAAGCCTTGAGCTGACTACCGAGAAGATAGAGCTTGCACAGGAGAAGTGGAAACAGCTCCATCTGGAAATGGCGGCGATGTCTGACGAAGATATTGCAGGCGATAAAGGCAATGCAATAATCGGTAAGATAAACACTGTTGAAGCAAGTATGCTGAAACTGCAACAGCAGGCAGAAGCTACCAAGGCTAAGATAGACAAAGCGGCTGAGCCTTCTCCCGCAATTGATAAAACTGCGGCGAAGGTTGATAAGCTTGCGGACAATGTAAACAGCTCGGCAAAAAAGGTTGAAAGCTCGGTAAACAATTCCGTTATCAAGCCTGTTAAAAAGATAGGTACGGCCGCACAGAGCTCGTTCGGAAAAGCAAGAACATCTGCAAACGGTTTCGGAAAGGCTCTCGGCGGCATAGGAAAAAGTGTAAAATCCGCTTTGAAGTCTACTTTCCTTATGGCAGGGCTTTATGCCGTGTTCCGCGGCGCAAAAACTGTCATTGAAAATGCCACGAGCGCAAACAAGGAGTTTGACGCAAGCGTAAAGCAGATAAAGGGCAATCTTCAGGTTGCCTTCACGCCTATAATAAACGCTGTTATGCCAGCGCTTACTATGCTTGCTTCCGGGCTTGCCACAGCGACAAAGGCAGTCGCAAGCTTTATGTCGGGGCTTTTCGGCACTACATACAAGCAGTCGCTTAAAGCAACTAAGCAGATTGAAGCGGCGGGTGCGGCGGCTAAGAAGAACAGCCGCTTTCTTGCGGGCTTTGATGAAATGAATATTGCTTCTGATAACAGCAGTGACAGTAATGGCAGTGCGGCAAATTTCGCCGCGCTTGACAGTGAGGGCAACAAAACCGCCGAAAATATCGGCAATAAGATCCGTAAGCAGATAGGCAAGGGGTTTGAGTATCTGAAAGGCAAATTGTCCGAAGCAAAATCGTACTTTGATACGAATTTTGCACCTGTATTTGCGGAGATCGGCGCGAAGTTCTTACCGGTAATAGAGGGTTTCAAGAGCAATATGGGCAAGGCTTGGAGTGATATGGCAACTCTTGCCGAGCCGTTCAAGAACTACATCGTAAACAATTTGGCACCTGCACTGCAAACGGCATTTCAATATGTCGGCACAGTCGCAAGCGGACTGGGTGATACCTTTAATCTTGTTTTCGGTCAGATGTGGGATAACGTGATCTTCCCGACACTGGAGAAAATGACGACAACCGTACTGCCTCTGCTAACTGACCAGTGGACGGCAATGTCAGACGTGATGGCTACGACTTTCAACACAATAAAGCCGCTATTCGATAAGGCATTTACTACCGGTATAATACCGATACTGGAAACCTTGCAGGGTATATGGTCGGATCTGTGGGATTCATCTGCAAAGGTATGGGACAAGTACGGCAAGCCTACTATGGAAGCGATAAAGTCACTTGTCACATCAGTCGGCGATACGGCGATGAAAGTCTACGAAAGCCTGATACAGCCTGTTGTGAAATGGGTATGCAATAGTCTGAAATCTATGTGGGATAGTGCTATCAAGCCCATATACGAAAAAACAGCCGCCGTTATATCGAAAATTATTCAGTGTATAAACACAGTATGGGTAAATTTTCTTAAACCGTGCGTTGACTGGATAGTAAAAACAATGGGTCCGCTTATATCAAATGTGCTGAATGCGATAAAAAACGTGTTTGATACAGTGTTCAGTTATATTGGTACTGTTGTCGGCACTGCGCTTGACGTTTTCGGCGGCTTCCTTGACTTTATCACGGGTGTGTTCTCAGGTGACTGGAAAAAGGCATGGAACGGAATAAAGGACACCGTAAAAGCAGTGTGGGACGGTATATGGGGTGTAATAAAAAGCACTGTTAATCTGATAATCGACGGTATTAATATGCTCTGGACAGGTATCTATAATGCGGTCAAAGGGCTTGTTGACGCCGTAGGCGGCGTTGCAGGCGTTATAGGTGATATACTCGGTCAGGACTGGCATTTCTCGATGCCTGACAGCCCTCCGCTGATACCTAAGCTTGCAAAGGGCGGTCTTGCGTATGCGCCTACGCTTGCGATGGTCGGCGACAATCGTAACGCAGGAACAGACCCGGAGGTAATTGCGCCTCTGTCAAAGCTCAAAGATATCATCGGCGAAGGCGGAGATATGACGGAAGTCGTACTTCTGCTTCGTGAGATACTGGAGTTTCTGAAAGGTCTTAATCTTATTGCTAAGGGCGAGGTTGACGGCAAAACGCTTTACAGACTGATAGTACAGCTAAACAAAGAGAACACTTACAGAACGGGGGTAAATGCGCTTGGCTAAAAATCTGATATGGGTTAAGGGCGTTTTGCTCCCGTCACCCGATATTGACGGCTATAATGCCACACGCTGTAAGACGTGGGAACCTAACACCGGCAGAAATGCCGCAGGAAAGGTAGTCGGCAGTGTTCTGTGTTGGAAGCACAAGATAGAGCTTAAATGGTCCTTTCTTACAGAAGCGCAAGTGAAGAGCCTGCGTAATCTGTTTGAGAATAAGCCCGATTACTTCGCTGTAAAATTCGACTATGACGGCGTGTATAAGGAGATAACCGCATACAGTACAGATCTGACTGCCACAGGTAAGCTGTACGCAGGCAGCGGATATTATTACAAAAGTGTATCTATAAACCTGATAGAGCAATAGAAAGGAGGTTGACAAATTGTACATAAATGTTTCGGACAAGTTTAAAACAGCATTAAACGGTACAGAACCCGCTTACTGCTGTAAACTCATTTTCGGTAGCAAGACGGTGAACGATCTGTTCAGCGTAAGCTATTCGGGCGGATCGTGCAGTGAGAGCATAGTGCCGGGCGGAACTGTCATAGCAAACGCAAAAGTCGAGCTGTCGGCACTTCCTGCGACGGTCAGAAAGGGAAGCGCTTGCACGTTGTATTTTGGCGTGAACGGCGAATATGCACCGCAGGGAGTGCTTACGGTAAAGAAAATCGAGAAAAGCGGAGAACGGTTGTCGGTAACGCTTGAGGATAACATGGCAAAGACGGAAAAAGGCTATTTTTCTCGCCTGTCGTATCCGTCCACAACGCTGAAAATGCTGTCTGAGATAGCGACAAAGTGCGGCGTTGCCTTTAATACTTCGGGGCTTACGGCGGTAACGATAAAGGACAAGCCGGAGGGCTATACATGCCGTGAAATAATCGGATATATCGCAGGGATGTGCGGCAAATTCGCCGTTTGTGACCGTACCGGTAAGATAATTTTCAAGTGGTTTGACACTACGGCGGTGCAATTGTCCGAAAACTGCTTTGACACACCCACAGTTGCTGCCGACGATATTACGGTCGGACGTGTGGTGTGCGGAGATTTTACAGCCGGCACGGGTACTGCGATAACATACGACTGCCTGTTTATGACGCAGACGCAACTGAATGCAGTACAGAAGTCATTAAACGGATTTAAATACCGCACGGGCGAAATTCCGCTTAGGCTTGGCAATATGCTGATAGATCCGTGGGATACGGTCAGCATAACCTACGGTGGCGAAACTGTGAATATTCCTGCCGCAGTTATGTCTATGACGTTTAACGGTGGTTTGTCTATGACGATAGAAGCACCGGCTGAAGAACAGTCTGCGGACAGCGGCGAAAGCTATAAGTCGCCTGCACAGAAGCAGGCGGAACGAATAACCGCCGATATAGTCAGTGCCAAGCAGGCATTGCTTGAAAAAGCGGATATCACAGAGCTTAATGCACAGATAGCAAACCTTGAAAACGTATATGCCGCAAAGGCTGATATTACCGAGCTTTCCGCACAGATAGCCACGATTGACAATCTGACGGCTAAGAAAGCAGATATTGAACAGCTTTATGCGAAGAAAGCGGATATAGATACGCTTGTAGCCGATACGGCAACGCTTAAATCACTGAAAGCCGATGTTGCAAACATAGATGTTCTGCTGTCGGGTAAAGCCGGCACGGGCGAACTGACATCTATAAAGCTGACTGCCGAAAATGCGGAAATAGCGACTGCGCTGATAAAGGACCTTACAGCCGCAAATTTCAGAGCGAAAACCATTGAAACCGATGATTTTACGATAAAATCAAGCAGCGGTAAGCTACAGATAGTCGGAAACACAATACAGATAAAGGATAAAAACAATACCGTCCGTGTCCAGATAGGCGAGGACGGTAAATCCGACTATGGCATTTATGTTACCGATGTAAACGGAAAGATAATGTTTACTTCTTATGACGGACTTCACGAGGACGGCATAAAGAGCGGCATTATCAAAAATGATATGGTGGCAGATGATGCACATATCAGCGGCAGTAAGCTGGATATATCGAGCGTTATTGACGGTATCAATGCTGACAACAGCACCTATCTTAATACAAGTAAGGTAGTCATAGACGGTACGAAGCAGACGATAAATGCAAAGTTCACAGAGCTTACCACAAGCATAGGTAGTATCGGTACTCGTACTTCCGCACTGGAAAGCGACTTGTCGGGCTTTCGGACAACAGTGTCGGAAACATACGCCACAAAGTCGGCGGTTGAGGATAACACAGCCGAAATAGCATCGTTATCGAGCAAGCAGTCAAGCCTTGAGCAGACGGTAGATGGATTTAAGGCAACTGTTAAAAGCACATACGCAACAAAAAACTCTTTGAGCGGATATCCGACAATTACACAGATGAACTCCGCAATAAATCAAAAGGCTGACAGTATAACAACTGCTGTATCTGAGCAGATAGCGGGAATATCTGTCGGTGGCAGGAACATTGTTACAGGTTCGGCAAAACTGACTATCGGAACAGGAAAACGCGCAAAAGGGCACTGGAGGACTAGCGGATCAGTAGCGACGGCATCAACACCTGTAAGCGGTGTTCCGTATGCCGATGATCTGACTGCGTGCGTTTTAACGGCTACTGCTGTAAATACTGATGGCGGAATAGTGCAGGATAGCGTTCCATTAAATAAAGACGAGTATTATACATTGTCGTGTTGGGTAAAAAATTCGAGCGCTAAGAGCGTAAAATGTGTTCTTCGACCCTTCTGGAAATCGAGCACAGACGCAAGCAGAAGAAAAACTTTTACATTGAGTGCTTCTTCTGACTGGCAACGATTGAGTTTTACATCAACCAAAAAGCCTGCTGAGAATGACAATTATTCGGCAGGATATGTATATGTAAACGCTGATACTGTGGGCACAAGTATACAGATATGTGGTGTAAAACTGGAAACAGGAACTAAAGCAACTGACTGGTCGCCTGCTCCCGAGGATACGGATAGCAGTATTTCGGAAGTCAAACAAACTGCCGACAAGATATCATGGCTTGTGAAAAGCGGTACGAGTGCTAGTAGTATGACGCTGACAAGCGAAGCACTGAAAATCATAGCCAACACGGAAATTAAGGGTGACGTGATTGTAGGCGGCGTTATAAAAAGCACCAACTATTCGGAGTTTGTGCGCGGTTCAAAACTGGACCTGAGCAACGGCGCATTTTATGCGCAGAGTAGTACAGGACTGATTACGCTATCAGGCGGTCAGATAAATCTTGAACTGCTGGAAAGCGGAAAGCGTACAGCTGTTACAACATCAATCTATCCGCTTTTCGGGGGTACTGCCATTAGCAATGGATTAGGCGAGTTATATCTGATAGCAGAGGCAAGAGGTAGCACAGCTACGCAAAAAAACCGCGACTGCTATGTAATGTTTAACGAAAGCGGAATGATTACCGCTAACGGATCTTACACTAACAGCCGAGATACGTCCGGTAATATCGTACGCCTTGTGGCGCTTACGACTGCAAATCACTTTCACGTCGGAAGCACGGACATTTCGGGTACTACACGACTGATATGCGGCAAAGGCAACACAATAGAATTTTGCCGTCCGAATGGTAGTAGTGCCATTACACCAATGGCGACGCTATCATACAGCAGTACAACGGTTAGACTATATATGCAGAAACACTTCAACTTGGGCACAGATGAAAGCCACGCTTGTGTACGGCAGCAAACAACCGGTACCACCAGCGCCGACTTTGTGAAAATCGGCAACAGTACACAGTCGTTGCAGTTGATAGGAACTGCAATCACATCGACGAAGGCTATCACTACATCATCAGACGCTCGTGTGAAAAACCACATATCAGGCTTGCCGAGCGGAGCTTCAAAGCTGTTCGACTATCTTGACGGAAAGTCGTTCTTCTATAACGGCGACACTTCTACCGCAAGGAATTACGGCTTTATCGCACAAGATGTTTTATCCGCTTTACAAAAATCAGGGCTTTCGACAGACGATTTTGCAGGATTCTGCGATATACACGGCGACGGCAGTCAGTACGCACTTGCGTATGAGCAGTTTATTCCGCTGATGTGGAATGAGATAAAAGGATTAAGAAAAGCACTAAGCGAAAGGAGTTAATTATGCTTAGAAGTAACAAAACAACACAGTTTGACGGTACAAGCTATATCACTGACGGAGAGGGCAACGAACAGACCGTAGCGTATTTCAGCGCTACCATAAGGACGGACAAGACCGTAACAATGAGCATGACAGTATCGAATGCCGAACTGTATGAAGAAAATAAAACCACAGTCAGAGCGGATTATACGGAGTTCCAGACTGCCGTATATGCCGCACAGGACGCAGAGTAAGGAGAAGCTATGAAGTTATCAACTGTAGTAAATGCAATCCCCGTTATAAGCAAGCTGATGAGCAAGGAACTGCCCGTCATACAGTCGTATGCTGTGGCAAAGCTGGCAAGGCGTATCGACGAAGAAACTAAGCTGTACAATGAGCAGAGGCAGAAGCTCTTGCAGAAATACGGCGAGCAGGATGGCGAGAAGTACGTTATCCGCCCTGAAAATGTAGATGTCTGCAATGGGGAGCTTGAGGAGCTGCTCAACATTGATGTTGATATACCTGAAAAGATTGATATTCTCTCGACGAATGTCGCTCTGACACCCGCCGAGATGATAGCAATAGAAGATTTTTTAGCCGAATAGGCGGAAAGGACGAAAAAATGAGCAAGATACAGATAATTATTGACAGCATAGCAGGTGCTGTCGGAGCGGTTTTAGGCTTTATGTACGGAGAGGTTACGGGGCTGTTCTGGGCGTTGATAGCGTTTATGGCACTGGACTATATCACAGGTGTGATTGTGGCGGTCATAGAAAAGCGCTTATCATCAGAGGTTGGTTTCAGAGGTCTGGCAAAGAAGTTTCTGATACTGGTTTTCGTGGCGGTCGGTCACATCGCCGACACATACATACTCGGCGGAACTCCTGCCGCAATGTCGGCTGTGATGTTGTTTTACATTGCAAATGAAGGTATCAGCATAATTGAGAATGCCGCCGCACTGGGGCTTCCAGTGCCGAAAAAATTAACCAATATAATGGAGCAAATCAAAAATAAGAGCGAAAGCGAGGAAGAATAA